GCTCGTAGCTGCCCAACGCGCCCAGTTCGCACATGGCGCTCTCCTCGGCCATCTCGGCGGCTTCGATTACGGACTCCATCTCCATCTCCCACGTCATCGTTCTCCCTTTCTCTCGGTGGGGTTCCTGATGCAGAACGCATCTCCCAAACCGCTCGGAGAGCGGGCTGGGGGGACGTTCTACTTGCCAGCCATGATTCGTTCGGCCTGCTGCTTCATGGCGCGGTAACGCCGCTCGTTCTCGGCCATGCGCCTGCGTCGTTCGCGCTCCTCGTGCAAATACACCGCATCTGGCAACGGCCTGCTGTCGATGACCAGGGTTCCATCGGCTCTCATGTACAGCATTATTCCCACCCTTCTCTCGGTTTCCTGATGCAGAGCGCATCAGACGGAACACTCTGCGAGTGCTTCGACGGGACGCTCTGCGCGAATCTGGGCATGGAAACAGAAGAGCCAGGTGAATCACCTGGCTCTAACTGCAATGCTCTAGTTGTCGACTCTCGTTACTTCGGCTCCCAGCCCGTTCGCTCTATCTCCTCGCGAATCAGTTTGCGCACGGCCGTTCCTCGGCCGCCGTCCTGGCTGTTGAGCCACTCCCACAGTTCTGGGTCTTTCGAGTCGTATATCGTGACGCTGAACTTGTGGATGCGGTCTTTGTTCTTGGTCTGGTACCGCATCACGGCAGCCCTTTGCGCGTCACTCGTCTTGTTCTCTGCCATTTTTCTGTCTCCAATCGGCTTAGGCTCGGCGCTCTGCGACTCGGCTCCAGGCGACTCCCCGCCGAACAACTCGTCGGCGAACTGCGCCACGTCGAACCGCTCCGCGTCGAACTGCTCGGAGTGCGGCGGGTTCCCGTCGAACTCCATGCCGATATTGTACCCGAAGAGCTGACCTCGTCGGTGCCACATGACGTTGCTGGTGCCAACTCCCCACGATTGCCTTTGAGCATGGGCGGCATGGCGGCTCTCTACTTTTACTCAGGGCGAGCATAGCTCGCCGCACGCGCCGTTGTCGGCTCCTCGGATACTTGCGGATTGAGCTTGCAGAGAGTTCCGCTATCGTGCATACGGCTCTGCGCCACGGCTTCCCTTATAGCGCCCACTTGCTCAAGGCAGCGCGGTATCTCCCGCTTTCGTCTTGTCGGTCGGCTTGCCAAGTAGCAGATTGCTTTTCATCCGCTGCAAGCGTCGCGGTGCTGTCACGTCGGCTTGTTGCCGCACCGCTGACATAGTTCAGGCGGGGCTTAACCAGGTAATGCTGGTAGATATTGCCGTGGTTGGCGGGTTGCGTCTGCGGGGTGCAGTTTCCTGGGGTTTCCCGTTTCGGTATCCACGAACCCTCAACCTGCTTGGAACGCAGTTTCCATGCCGCCGTAGGGCAGGCGACCGAGGTGCAATCTGCTTGTGTTGTCTTCCGCCAACTTGCGGCGCTACTTCTAGCGGAGCCGTAGCCTGGAGGATAGGTTGCACCCTAGTACGCAAGCCGTTTTGGGCTGCTCACAGGTGTATTGGGTATTCAGTTGTAAAGGTGCGGTGCAATGTGATTGTTCCTATATGCCGCGCTGTCATGGTTTGTCGGCATATTGCGCCCAGGATTCGGGCGGCTTATCTAGGGCTTACTATGCCCCGACCAGTGGAGACGGCTTCTAGGGGGCTGTCTCAACTGGTCGGCGTATAGCGTCGCCTGTCAACCAGGTTCAACCAGGTAAACGAGTGCACCAAAAAAGCCCGCCGAAGCGGGCTTTCCTGGTTTGCCGCTCTGTTGGCCGTGGCCTAGTAGGTCACAGTCCAGCGGATGCTATGGGGCATCCTGTCGACCGCTTCGGGCACGGGGATGAAGGCCTTCACAGCCTTCGAGCCAGTTGCCTTCATGACGGCTTCGCGCTGCTTCTTGGCCGTGGCAACGAGCTTGTCATACTCGATGCGCTGTTCAGCCGTGCCGTATTTGGTCGGGAATTTGGAAATCCAAGCGTCCTCGTCCTGCTTAGGCTGCTTTGCAGCCTTAGGCTGTGCTGCTTGGGCTTCGACCAGTTTCACCATAAGCTCGGAGAGCTTGCCGAGGCTCTCGTCAATGCCATTGATGCGCTCTTCGAGCTGTGCAACAGTAGTCCTTGCCATAGTGACCATCCCTTTCGGTCGTTCCCGCTCTGCCGTTTGGCGGGCTGACAAGACCTTAGCATAGGCCGCTGACCTGGGGAAACGCAAAGCATGGGTATTATCACCAGGGTGAATAAAGCGAGTGTGCGAGGGTATGAGGCATGGTTGATATATGACAGGACGGGTTAGAGATGAGGGCAAAACGGGCATCTAAACCAGGGCTTATGTGGAGAATGTGAAGGGCGAAAATTGTCAAAGGCAGGGGTAGGAATAAGACGTGGTTTAGACACAAAACGTGGCAAAATGCGCAAAGGGTGGATAATGCAAAAGCGCAGGTAGAACGGCTAAATGAATTATCCACGCAGGTAGAACGCGAAAAAAATACGTTTGCGCAGGTCAGACGCATAGATTATATCAATACGAGAATATTATACTGCTGTTTAGATAACGAGCCGCTGACCTGGGGAAACGCAGATGGATTATGCAGAACGGAGAATAAAGAATAAAGGTTTTTTGGGTGTATTGTATACAAGTTAGGATAATGTACCCATGTTGGTACAGTAAAGGGGTGGTGGTAGTTAGCAGCATGAGATGATGCAGTGTAGCGTTTGACCAGGTGAGCGCACATGTTTATTGGTGTGTGGGTGTACTGTTATGGGTACAGTGTTAGGCATTGCGCGGAGGGTGTGTGTTGCATGGGTGCTGCATGGGGTGTGCGCCTATTGGTGTGGGTGTGTTACCAGGTAGCAGCAGTGGTGCAAGTGTACCAACAAAGGGACTGTAACGGAGGGGTATATAAAGGGGTCACAATTGGTACACCAGGCGCTTTGTTGTGCGCGTTTGTCATATATGAGTGAAAGTATGGGCAATAGTTGCAAGTGGACGCGAAAAGGGCGTTTCATCAGGCATAACAGCTCAATTGGAGCACGTTTGCCCAGGTCAGACCCCCCCTATCGAACGAACGTACGTCGTATCACAGGGGAACGGCGGGGGCACCTAATTAAAGCAGCGCGGCATTTTTCAAATTTTTAATTTTTGCGCGGGCGCGCTTAATCCGTACGCTTAATTAGCCGCACTTGCGCACAATTCGCCCGCACGTATACCACGCGCTAGCGCGTTGCCCCGATATTCGTCTGTCCTGGTGGTGTCGCTATTCCGCCTCGTCGGTGCTCAGGGGCTTGGGAACCCACTTCTTGCAGTCCTCGGCGTACGGCTGGAAAATCTGAAGGTCGTTCGCGGAGCAATCGACGATGCGTTTGCCCTGGTCATCCTTCGATTCCATGAACTTGTTGCCGCAGGTGTCGCAGCTCATCTCTCCCATGTCATGCCTTCCCACTCGTCGCGGTACGGGCACTCCCGCCCGACCGCCAGCTTGCACAGGGCGCACGATGCGCCCGTCTCCGCTTCGAGCCTCGCGCACCTCGCGCTGTAGTAGTGGCGCTCCACGTGCGCGTGCTCGCAGCTAACCCCGCCGTCGCGGACGGTCGGCGGCTCCATCTACTCACCCAGGAAGTCGTCGATTGCCGACGTTTCGGCGGCGGTGCCCTTGAGCCATCTCATGATGTGGCTGAAGAGCGCCGACTGCTCGGTGACCAGCTGGTGCCTCTCGCGCAGGAGAGCGCCCTCAACCTTCACGTCGTCGGCGTCGTACGCCTCGCCGTCGAGCTGCTTCTGGAGCTTCTCGATTTTGCCAGCGTTCCACACGTACGTCTCGAACTCGGCCTTCACGAACTCGCGCTGGGCGGGGTCGAGGTTGGCCGCCTGCGTGTCAATCGCCTTCTTCAAGTCCTTCAAGTCCTTGCCAGCCATTACAGCTCCTTTCCGCATATCGGGCAGTAGTTCGCGGGGAAGTTCTCCGTGTACATCAGGGACTCCTCCTCGTCGTCGACGACGACCCTCACGACCGTGCGAAGCTCGGAGTCCTCGTCCTCGCGGCTGACCTCGATGGACAGCCTGGAATGGTACCCGTCCTCGTCGTGCCTCATCGGGATGCCGTCCGTGCACAGGAAGCACCCGCCCTCGACCTCGCTCTGGTAGTAGCCGAAGGGGTAGGGGCCACCCATGGGGCACGGGTCGGCGCACCCAGGCATGATGCCGTCGGGCGAGCGCCTCTTTGCGTGCGTGCACATCTCGAAGTTGCCGTCGGGATGCGATACCCTGTGCCTGCAACTCTCCCTCATATCCTCACCACGTTCCCGTTCTCGTCGAATCCGACCCTCGGCTCCTCTGCCAGCGTGCCGTTCATCGCGCCGACGCCTATCTCCTGGTGCACCTCCGTGTGGCAGTCGTGGCAGAGGCACAGGAGGTTGTCGGGGTTGAGCGTCACGTTCGGGTCGTCGATGTTACTGATTGACAGGGGCGTAACATGATGCACCACGTCGGCGGGCTTCATCTCGCCCTTCTCGGCGCACCTCTCGCACAGCCCGTGCGCCCTGTCCCAAGCGAGCTGCCTCGCGCCCTTCCACGCCGCGCTGTGGTAGAACCTGTGCGCGAACGGCGTGTTCCTCCACGTCGCGGTCTTACCCATTGGAGACCCAAATCGCCGAGAGCATGAGGAAGCACGCCCAGGCCGCCACGAGCACGCTCTGAAAGATTGCCGAGACCACGAGCGCGACGAACGCGAGCGCCACGAGCGCCGACACGATGGCCTTCTCCAGCTTCGTCATAGTTCAGAACCTCCTTCGTCGTCCGCAGTTATCCTCTCGGCCTCCTTGGCAAGCTCCTCCATCCACCACTTGTACCCGCAGAACGGGCACACGGGAGGGGGAACCACCTCGGAGACCCTCACGCGGTCGTCAGGAAGCTCTTCGAGCCTGCAAACGACCGTCATCTCCCCGCATTCGGGGCATTGCACCGTCATGCCATCACGCTCCTTATGAGGGCGCACACGCGCTCCGAAGCCTTGCCGTCGCACATGTCGGCCACCGTGTCTGCGCAGCGCCTCTCCACGTCCGTCATGCCGTACCTGGCGGCCTCCCTGAGAAGGCCCACAAGCTCCTCCTCGTGGCCCTCGGCCCTCAGCGAGCGGGAGGTGTAGAAGTCGGGGTAGGGGAAGTACGTCCCGCGCTTGGAGAGGTAGAGCTTCGAGTCATCCACCGTGAGCAGGGAGGGCTTGCCGAGGATGTAGCCGTCGAAGACAATCGAGCTGTAATCCGAGAGCACCACATCGCAGTCGACGAGGTAGGGGATTGTGGGCGACCACGGGGCGACTTCCACCACATGCTCCCTGTCGGGGCCTATGAGCGAGTCTGGCGTGAAGTAGTGGCGCTTCACCACCACCACCTCGTCGTCGTCGAGCATGGAGTCCACGAGGCCCCAGTCGATGCTCGGGAGCCATCCGTCGTCGTCGTACCTGAACGTGGGCACGTAGAGGTACGCCCTGCGGTAATCAGCGAGGAACGTGCCCCCGTCTCCCTTGCGCTTGCCCACGTAGGTGTCGGTGCGGGGCATCCCGAGGGGCAGCACGCGCTCCTCTGGTATGCCGAACTGCCCAGCGACGATGGGGACGCCAGCATTGGAGGCGGATATGGCGTAGTCGGTCTGGGCGAACGCCACGGGGTCGACCCACGGCTTGTCCCCCTCGTCGAGGCCGTAGAGCTTGTCGCCCGTTATGCCGTGCCCTATGTTGATGCTGATGATGCGCTCCTTGGCCTCTATGAACCTGGGGAGTGCGTCGCACACCACGACCGAGAAGCCCTCGGCCTCGGCCCCGTACATGGCCTCCTGGCCACGCCTGAACTCCTTGGGGCCGTCGTATGCGTCGAACACTGCCTTGAGGTTCTCGGCCCGTACCAGGTCGTTCTGGGACACGAACAGAACCTTGCCCACCTACATCGCCTCCAATTCCCTGTCGTGGATGTGGTTGCAGCCAACGCGGGTGTCCATGTGGACCCTGACGCCAGCCTTGAGCAGCTTCTCGCAGAAGAAGTAGTCCTCGCCGAGGAAGGTGTCGTCCGCGTTCTCCCTGAACTGGAACCAGGGCTGCGGGAGCCTCTGGAACACCTCCGTCTTGACCAGGAAGCATCCGAGGCCAGAAGCCTTCACCTCCACGAGGTTCCTGCCGTTGCCGCGCATCGCCGCAATCTCTGCGAGGTAGTAGCACGAGTCGTAGTTGTAGCTGTCCTTGACGACCACCACCGTCCTGCCCTCATCGCTCAGGCCGCGCACGTAATAGCCCGTGCAGGCGTCGACATCGTGCTCGACGAGGTTCACGAGCGCGTCCTCTGGCAGGACGATGTCCCAGTCGACGAACAGCAGGTAGTCCGCTTTCTCCTCGATTGCGCGTTTGACCTGGGCTTTCCTGGCCATCGTGCAGTCGTAGCCGATGACGTTGGAGTAGACTACCTCGTGGTCGCCCCACGAGATGTTGGCGACCGATTCCGCTGTCTTCGACCTGACCACCCCAGCGAAGGACGGTATGGACACGAGCACCCTAGCCACGGCACATCTTCTCGTGCTGTCTCAGGGCGTCGTCCCAGCTCATCTGGCGGTACTTCACCACGGCGTCGTCCTTGCGCCACCTGGACGCCTTGTAACCAGCGAAATGCAGGATGCGCACCACGTTCGTGGGCGCGGTGAACCTGGTGACGTTGTACTCCGAGGGCATGTTGTGAATCTTGCCGCAGCACATGAAGCTGAACACGTCCTGCTCGATGTTCGGGTACAGGCGCTCGTTGAGGGCGTCGATAACGTCCTGCGCCCTGCCGTCGCGCAGCTTCTCCAGGTTGTAGAGCGCGACGCCCGTGTTGCAGTAGAGCATGTCCTTGATGTGGGTGACGACCTCCTCGGAGGCCGAGAAGTAGCAATCGTCGATGGGCATGTCCCACGCCTCGTTGACGCGGCGCAGGCAGATGGTGTCCACGTCCAGCGAGAGGATGCGGTCAACGTCCGACAGCTCGGGCATGAGCGCGAGGGCCGCACGCATGAGGGAGAGGTAGCTGTAGGGCGTCTTCATGCTGGGGGAGTCCTGCGGGAAGAACTCCTGCCCCGAGACGTTCACCACCTCGCAGATGTCGGGCAGCCAGAAGTCGAAGTCGTCGTCCTCAACGAGCAGCCACACCTTGTCGACATCGGAGTTCGCGATGAGCGACTTCGCGGCGGTCTGCATGTCGCCGTAGAGGTTCCTGCTCCCCGAATACAGTGCGTGTTTCATGATTCCTCCTCCATATCCTTCCAATCGTCGCCTGCAAGCAGCTTCACGAGCACGTCTGCGCTCTGCGGTTCCAACTGCACGATGTCCTCAACGCGGGAGTCGACGATGACCACTTTCCCAGCGAGTTCTTTCTCGAAGCGGAGCCTCATCCTCGCCATGTCCTCTTCGCGGTGAATGCCCTTCAGCTTCACCAGGTACACCTTCTCCTCGTCCACGGTTCCCCCTATCCGACCTAGCCTGCAAGGAAGCTGTATATCGCGTACTCCCTCCATATCGAGTACGCGACGAGTCCCATGACCAGCGCCAACAGCAGCAGCGCGGCGAACATCTCCACGAAGAACGCGACAACGTCGCATAGCGCCTCCCATACGGAGATGCCGTTGTCGCCGCTGTCAGGCGCTAACTCGTCCCATTCGTCGTCCATGAGCGCCTCCTTACAGGTTCGCCTCGTAGTCGTCCTTGTACAGCATGTAAGCCACGTAGGCGCACAGCTCGGCCATGAAGCC